TATGTATTTGCACTGGTCTGCGGAAGAACTCCGCAATATCAGACCCACTAGCGACTCGGGTACTCCCCATAGGGTGAGTGCCAGGTACTACGGCCCCGCCATCTGTGGCGGAACCAAAAGTTGTAATTGTTGTTTTGCTGAGCCAATTCTTTAGGTAAGCGCGCGGCTCTGCGCGCAAACCGTACCACTCTTTGCGACGACGTACGGATAAACATTTCCTGTCGCCTCTTCCGAAAAGCCTTTAACGACCACTGCAATAGTGGTAAACGCGGTCGTATATGGTATCCAGGACGGAAGTTGTGTTTGGTTTGTCGGCCACGCGGCTGAGACGTCTCGTGCGAGAGATCTCGCCGTCTGGCTACACAACGGGACCCCACGCGGGCCCCACATGCCATATAAGCTATGGCAGGCTGGTACTAACCTACCAAGTCCAGTTTATGTCAGGGTGACATGTGTCATGATCCCACATTCGCAAGGGGAAAGAGGCGATTAGATCAGACAGATCCAGGTTAACGTCCGGCAGACGGTGGCCAAATCGCCACATACCAGTTAACGTCATGGAGACGGTGGCCAAATCGCCACACAAGCAGTTAACGTCAGGCTGACGGTGGCCAAATCACCACTTAAATGTCGTAGCAACGCCGATAATACTCATCGTACGTGAGAAAATTCCTCGCGCAATCCAGCATCAGCTCCTCGTCGGCCTTACGGCAAATCCTGTCGAACATGTCAAAGACGCTACGCTCGTGCTGAGCAGCGCCAGAATGCACATTAACAATGACCTCACGAGCGTGGTCAAGCGAGCTGAGCCCAGAGTCGATGGACTGCATCGCTGACCTGACCAAACTGGCCAGCTCCAACGGCGCGCGCACGAAGTCGTCGGCGATCTTGAGGAAGTGCCTCTTCAGGAAAGTCTCCTGAAAGATGGAGGCAAGAACCTCTGGGATAGGCGCGCCCTTAACCGTCCCAGTGTAGCCTATGTCATACGAACGCAGGCACTCAGCAAAGACCGAAGCACTAAACCAGCGCACCGATTCGCAGATGCCCATAACATGGTCATCACCGTAGGTAAGAAGAACCACGAGCCTTCGAAACTTGGCAAGACTACGCACAGCGTTGGCCCGTGTATACTCAAGCCGCGCTTGACGAAGATCGGCTATCACCCACCCGGCCCGCGCGTTCAGGGAGTTGTTCAGACCGTTGATGACCGTGGTAAGGCTATGTCCAGAGGCCAACAACCCACACAAGAAAATGAGCGTCCCGAAAAAATTGACATAGAACGCCACAGAATCATGCGCGATACCCCACATCATGCGCTGATCACGCTCAGAAAAACTCGACGAAAAGAACATGTTCAGGTGAATCAGGATGGCGAAGCACAGCATGATCGAGTGCATCATATACGCGGAAAGATCGTAAGCCACGTAATCGCCTGCAAGAATACGATCGTCCCCGAACTTCGTCAAGTGATCAAACACCCGCTGCCAATCGCGACCCTGTGCGTTCACGCCCCACGCGGTCTCGAACTCGAAGGCGTAGGTCTGAATGAGCGCCGAAAGAGCACCGAAATACTTACGAACCAAGAACAGGAAAGCAAAGGGCGCAAAGAAAATGGCCCGGGTCTTGTTCGCAGCACGCTTGGCCAAGGACACGAGCTCGCACTTCCAAGTCACGGTCCAAAG